CACCATCACTAAAGGTTGTGTTACCTGTGATAGTAGGTGTATTAATTGTTGGACTAGTTAAAGTCTTGTTAGTTAAGGTATCTGTTGTAGCTTTACCTACTAAGGTATCTGTAGCATTAGGTAATGTTATTGTAATGTCTGCACTAGCATCGGGGATAGCTAGTGTAGTTTCAAAGGCATCTACTGTAGCACCTTCAAATATTAAAGAACTTCCTTGAATAGTAGCATTGATTGTTAGCGTATCTGTTGAATCACTACCTAATACTACATTACCATTATAGGTAATCGAGCCATCAGCTGTTATGTTACCTGCAAAGTATGCATCTTTAAACTTATAAGTAGAAGAACCTAAATCTACTGTGTTATTTGTCTTAGGTAATACTGTAGTACCTGCAACAACAATTTCTTGTGCTGGTCCTATCTTAGTTATTACACCACCTTCACCTGTCGTACCATCGTGAGTGTGTCCTAATGTGCTACTAAATGCTGTTACTAACTGGTCATATTCATTATTGAATAAATCAGAGTTAATAGTATCTCCATCAGAAAATGATGATTGTCTTGTATATGTTGCTCCCATTTCTTATCTCCTTCCTGCTGGAACTAAATCTATGTACATACCCTGAATAGAGTACGGTGGATTTTTATCGTTACTTGAAAACTTAAAGCTATTAGAGAAACCACTTCCCCAAAGAGTAACTCTCTTCATAGGTATTTCTGGAGTGCCAAATCTAGATGTACCAAATACTGCAGTACCAAATAATGAAGGAGTTAATAGCTCACCTAAAGAAAATGTTTGAGGTTGTGGTATATCAGGGTCTTCAAAATCATATCTTACAGTCATACTAACATCACTATCACCTTCTGGTTTAATAGATAGTTTAATATAATGTAGAGTTTTTCTAATGCCTATATCGCCATAATCAATGTCTGGTGTTTTAAACTCTGCATCAATCTTATCACCATCAAACTCATTACCTTTATTATGTGTTTGTACATACCCATCATAATCTCCGTGATAAGCTTGTTCTATATCATCAGCAGAATAATTAGAAGTGTATGTTGATACTTCTATACCTTTTAATTCTGCCCATTCCCATACGGAAATACCTTGAGCATTAATCTTAAAAGTTCCTACAAGACCTTTCTGTGCAAACTTATCTTGAGAAGGTTTACAATAGAATAATCTATATTGATTCTGTGTTCTTATTACTGAGCTAGAGATATCATAAGTATTTATATTGTTTACTAAGGTAGAGATAACTGGTAGTATCTTATGAGAGATAGAGGACAATTCAATATCATCAATACGGGATGTTGCAGCAACTGTAAGCGAGGAACACAAGGTCGCCACCAATCTCCTGAATACTGTAGCCATCTAAGCAACCAATGTTTCTCGTTACATCCACTATAGCAATAGTAGTAGAGCTATTAATGTTTATAAGTTTACTGATACTTCTTTGTGAGAAGATAATTAAATCATCACGGAAAGTCTTAAGACCTGTTACAAGGTTAGTTACGTTAAGAGAACCTGCCGAAGCTCCAGTAAAGGTTGTATCATCATAACGAGTACTATAATAAACTGTTTGTGCCTTATTAGACCACCCTGCTAAGAGTACGTGGTCTTCGTGTGTGACACAATACTTAGGTCTAGGTATATCAGTATATACTGGAGTAACCGTAGGTAAACCAAATGACTTATATAAAGCTCTTTTAAACTTAAACTTCCTTACACCACTGTCTAGTTTAGTTTGTAAGAATACTGTAGGGTCTATACCGTTAGCAGCTGTGATACGCTTTTCAGTGTTAGGTAAGTATTCAGTAAACTGATATCTTCCTGTATCTGTTTGTGCTACCGCTACACCACTTGATGTTAAGTTTGCAGCTGTTGCCCAAGTTTCTGTCCAAGTATATCCAGCTTCTTCACAAGCTTTCTGTGTAGTAGAGCTACCTGTTGAACAAGTACCATAGTCTTTATTAACTTGAGTCCAAGCATAACCATCTTCAGTCCAATAGATATTACCATTCTGACATACCCACATACCTTCTTCAAAGGAGTGTACACCTCTAATAGCTTTTGCACTTCCTGATGGTATCGTAGCAGTATTAATAGCTGCTGTTAATGTAGCACCTGAACCTGCAGAACCTGAATCAGTAATAGTTATTCTAGGAGCTACTTGATAGTTAGTACCACCTGCTACTAATGTAATTGCTGTGATAACACCAGAAGTAACTGTTACTGTTCCTGTAGCTCCTGTGCCATTACCTTCATCATCTGTAATTGTTATTGTTGTAGTAGCACCATAACCAGTACCACCTGCTGTAATAGCTAGGGAAGTAACAGGACTAGATACAAATTTTCTATAACCGTTTACTCTTCTGTAACCACCGTGAATAGAAGCTTCAAAGTTCTTTAATCGAGTTGCAGCACCAGGCGTTTTGAATAAATCAAATGAGGAAGAAGTCTTATCCAGACCTCCGCTAATTGATACTGATACGCCTTGTTCTACTGACATCTATACAAACTTTATTCTATCATCCATCATTGTTGATGGTTGAGGTTTACCTGTGTAAGCTTTCATAAGTTTAATCCCTTTCTTGTATTCATCTAATGCTAAAGTAGATAGTTGAATATTCTCTTTGAATTGCCAGATATAATATCTAGCTCTCGCCATCATTACTGCTGTCCATTGTTCTGGGTATTTTACTTCGTCATCGTTTGCTGTTAGTTCTGTTAACTGTTCCCAAGCATAGAAGTAAATTCTATATGCTTTGTCAGGTAGAGGTGATAAACCAAACTTACGCCCACAAGGAGACATAATAATTTTAGTAGGTTTACCATAGACTCCTGTATCTTTAGCAGAGTCATCTGATTCTCTAAAGTGTTTCTTCCAAGTATCTACAGCGATAAATTTTAAGGTCTCTCTTTCATAAGGAGAGGTATGTGTAGCTGTCCAAGTATTAGGAGATACACAAGTAGTAGACTCATCATAGTCTGTCCATACCTTATCTGCTGATACACAAGTAGAGGCTGTTGTATATGTACTATCTGAACATACACCGAGTAAGGAACAAGTCCCTACTTCTTCTGTAGTCAGATAGAAGTTATCCCAATCTATTCTACCAAAATCTTTAGCTGTGCCGTGTGCACCGCTTGAATGTTTCTTTAATAAATGCCAACGCTGTCCTACTACTGAGTCTACAAAGTTATTACCGTACTCTGTAGCGTTTGTTGTAGTGGTGGCTAACCAAGGGAACTCTGGGTTCTCATTAGCTATGTCAAAGTATGCTCTATTAATAGCATCCTTAACAAATTTCTGAAGCCCTTTGGCAGTCAGAAAGTTAGAAGAAGTTAACTGTACTTCATTTAATTCACCTAATATGTCATTAGTTATGCTTAAATAAGTTTTATGTGACATTGCTTCCTCTTATATAATTTGGATAAGGAGCTTCCGAAGAAACTCCTTAAAGGTACTACTTAGTCAATCTTGATTTGTGCAATCGCTAAAGCTTCAGGGCGTAATACTTTACGACCCCAAACCAATAGACCACGAACAATATCTTTGAATGAGTTATTATCTCTAATAGACTCAACTGTAGATAGTGCTT